CCACTAAAGAGATTCTTAAGATTATTACAAATTGAAAAGGAGAATCGTGATGACTTTGAGTAAAGAAGAAATCAATGCGATCATATCTCTTGCTGCCAAGATCATACAGGAACAAGAGAAAATTAAATCAGATAAAGCTATTAGGGAATCAGAAGATTTCTTAGATTTAACTGACGTTCGTAGACCTGATTGTAATGATTAAATAAAAATTGAGATGCCTTGCACACAAGTTACATTAGTTTACTTGTGCAAATACTACGATTGGTTGGCTACTAAAAACATATCTTCTTAGTCGATAGATATGTATCTTAAGTATTGTGAGGCATCTTAATAACAAGGAAAATAATTATGACTGAACAAGAAAAAATAAAAGAAATTAAATTATTAAAAAAAGAAATAGCAGAAATAAAAAAACTAACTGAAAAAGCAATAAAATTTTTGACTACAAAAAAAGAAGAGTCGAAAATTTTATTGGAAAAGCTTTCTAAAGAACAACGCTAAATAAAACATCTATTCATCACTTAAGTTTTCTAACATAATATCTCTATTGCGTTGCTCTCTTTCAACACGTTGACCATACCATTTCATGCTATTACGAGGTATACCAGTAGAATATTCCATCCAATAATTTGGTTTCTGTGTTGTCTTATAAACATCACGCATCAATCTACCACCAGGTAAATATGTCCAAGCAGTATAATTCCAGAATGCTTCGTAGTTACCATTAACTAAAGCATTAACATGAGGCATAATAAATCTTGCAGCAGGAGGTGTTACGATCTGTAACGGTGCCATAGCTTTGATAGGATATTGATTAAAGAATGCTCTTTCTCTAGTTTTTTCATCACCAAATAAAAACTCAGCTGTATCTTTAAACATATTCATAGGCGGAGATAAAGCATACTCAAATATACTGTAAGCAAATACACTAGCTAATGCCATAGTCATAGCATCATTAGCTATTTGTCTTTCAAATCTTTTAGTAGCTTCAAAGTTAGCGTGCCCTTCTACTGCCATCATATCTTCAAACATAGTTTTTCTACGTCTAATACTACTCCACATATAAGGCTGGAAACGTGTCATTACACGACCAAACGCAGTATTACTAAAGTTAGGTCTGTATGTAGCGTGATAAATAAACTGTGAACCTTCTACACCTTTTTTAGCAGTCTTCACTAAAAACTCGTCAGTTACTTTGATATTACCTTTTGTATCAGCGTATAATTCTCTAGCTTTTAAATAATGTGATAAAAATGCTTTACGTCTTAATAATTTTTCAGATGCAGACATAAATACACTACCAACTTCCATGGCTGCAGCATCTACATTATATTTAGTAGCTAACTCTGCTATAGTTTCTTTTACAAAAGCATCATTTTTTTCGTTAACTTCTTTAGAGTTACCCCACAATTTGTTTTTCTTGGTATTTTGTGTAACTCTTTTTACAAGTTCTGATAAAAACTTTTTAACCTGAGCAGGTTCTTTAGCTTGTAGATAAGTTAATTCTTGTAACAAATTACCTTCCAACAATCCTAAACTATCTATCATCATGTGTACATCTTCCATGGATTTTAATTCTTTATCTTGATATGTTTTAGTTTTTGGATCGTATATCCTAAACTTTTTACCAGCAAATACTTCGTTTATTAAATAATCTTCTCTAAATGAATTAACAAAATGTGTAAAACCAGTATCTGTTATTACGTTTTGATAACCACCATATACATTTGTTATTGCAGCTTTAGGGTGAAACAGTAAACTAAATACTTCAAACTTACCTTCTAAGTCACTCATATACTGAGCCATATCTACCATAGCTTTATGTCTTAGTATTGGATCTTCAGGCAATGATTGAAACATTTGTTTTTCTTTACCTAATAATGATTTAGTAGCTTTACCATAAACCTTATTAATGTTGCCTTCAATTTTTAACATAGTATTACCAACAGATTCATCGCTAAACCATTGTCTAGGTGTAAAGTTAATCTTTAACTTATCTATGTTATCTTTATCAATAAGTAAATTTAGGTTTTCTTTTTGTGATTTTTGCATCCATTTTGTAAAATCTGTTTTAACTTGTGGACCAATAGTTGTCATGAAAAATTCATCACGTTTTTCTTTAGTAACACCTTTTAAATCTTTACCATGTTTTTTTATTAACTCACCTACCAACTTCTTTTTCATAGCACGTTGTTCTGTGTAGGTTGGCAATGCTGCTGCTTCCATATCTAACAATAATTTCTTTTCAACATTATTAAGTTTTCCATATTTCCACGATTGATCATATCCAGAATCTTGCCATTCTTTTAATAACACGTAATCTTTTTTATTAAAACCATGTACTTCTATATTTCTTGTAGAAGGTTGTCCCATGTAACCTTTAGAAAAATCTAATAAAGCAGAATGCCATTGTTCAATAACATCAGACATAGTTTCATTTTTTCTACCTTGTTCTAAAAATTTATCTAAATAAATTCTAGTATATAAGGCACTAATGTTTTGAGTTAAACCTCTTGACATACTATCCATGTATTCTAAAGGAACATTACCATCAGTTCTAAAGAAAGGCAATGCTCTTTCTGTTCTAGAACGTGCGTGTGTAGACATACCTAAACCAGGATATACTGTTTTACCTCTTCTAGTAGGTACTTGATTTAAAGTATCTGCAGCATCTTGGTCTACATTAGGGTTTTCATATTTATTAGTCTTTAAAATTTTATTTTCTAATTGTTGATATTCAGCAAATCTAGCATCCTCTAACGTTACTTCTCCATTTAATACATCTTCTTTCATCTTAGGATCTAACAACTGATCAACTTTTTTAGACATAATACGTTTTTTCTCAGCAGGTAAATAATCTTCAACAATTTTCTTTTTGTTTTCTTTAATCTCTAAAGAACCCATGTAAGACCAGAAACGTGCAGACTCATCTTGTTCTTTAAATTTACCTACTTCTAATTGTCTAGCATCTAATTTTAATTGTTGAGATTTTAATTCTTTTCTAATTTTATCTCCTAATGTAAACTTTGTTTGTCCTTTGACTAATGTTTTGTCTAACAAATTCCAGTCAAGCTCTCCGCTTTTATTTAAGTATTGACTGTATTTATCGTGTATGTTTTGACGAACGTTGAAAGCATAGTTTAAAAACTTTATATCATCTAAATGAAAATGGTTACGTAATATTTCAGAACCAGAAACAGTATCTTGTTTAATTCTAACAGACTTATCAAAAGCCATTAATCTTGAAGGACTAATTATTCCATTGGCATTAAAAAACATCTCCATTAAACGTTGTTGATAAAACAAAGGATGACTTGGTGCATATTTTTTATCAGGACTATATACATTTTTATATATAGTTTCTCCAAATGCTTTTTCAATATTTTTATAATTACTTTCTATAAATTGTTTTAAAGCAAAATCCATTATTGGTTGTATAACTTGATTGCGTATTACATCTGTGTATTTACTAGCATCTACAAATACCTGATCGCCTTGTTTATTAGTGTAATATAATTTTTCTGATATTTTGCTAAGTTTTTTTTCTGCTACATCTAAACGTTCTTGAAGTTCAATGCGTTCTTCAGCTAAAGTATTATTCTTTTTTGGTCCTAATTTATCTGGACCTAATACGTGTCTTAACACTGCAACTTCCCACAATATATCTTGATTAGCTGTATACACTTTTTGTTTTGTGTTTAATATTTTTTTATTAAATCCTACAAAATCTACATTAAACTTTTTAAGCTGACTTGCTATACTATGATTTTCATATATATTTTCAGCTATAGTTTTTAACGTAGAAGTTGGAACTAATATACCATATTCATCCATTTGTCTAGTTTTAGGATTAAATTTAACACCTCTATCTAATTGAAACCTTTTTTCAAAAGGTGAAATTAACTGGTCTAATCTTTGATAAATACCTAACACTTGATCTATACCTTTAGGACTTCTTAAGTGTGCGTCTATAGGAAACATAAAATTAATTTTGTCTGTAATAACAGAAGATAAACTATCCATAGGTATTTTTTGTATAAGAGGATTAGCTTTTATATCTTTCTCTAGCTGCCCTATATTTTTATAAGGTTTAATTACTTTAGTTTTTTTATTATAACCATATACAATATTGTCTTTATCTTTTAATATCTTTCCTTGTGTTTGATCTGATAGTTTAGTTATAGAACCTTCGTTAGCATTAGCCCACTCCATTACATACTTTCTATAATCTACTCTTATTTTTTTAAACAAATCTAGATCAGACATCATTTTAACAAATACATCTTGTTCTTTAGCGTATTCTGCAAACGTTTTTAAGGGAACCATATCAGTCATGTCAACGTACAAGTCTTTACGTGCCTGATTAATTAACTCTTTATTTCTACGAATAGCATCAAATGCATCATTAGGACCGTATTGATTTTTCATGTGTTTTACAAAATACTTTAACCTCAAGCCATCTACATCTTGAATTAAATCTATCTCTCTATTTTTTCCTTGAAAAAAATTAGAATACAAAGAAGATATGTTATACAATATACCAGGATTACCATTTGCTATTTGATATTTAATAACGTCACGCAAGTCATCCAGGTCTTTTTTAATACCTTCTGTTTGATTGCTAGTTAATTTTTTCTTTGTATCAATTAATTTATCTAATTTCTTAGGATCTGTGAGAACGTCAATGTCAATTAAATCTGGAACAACTTGTTTAGTTCTATTCACTGCTGGTTTTGCAGTGTCTACTACTACAGGTTCAGATAGACTTGATGTAGATGGCGGTGTAATATCCTCACTCACGTAATCAATTAAATTGTCAAAATCAAAATCTTTTTTAAATTGCTCTATTCTAGCGTCTTTTTCTGCTACTGCTAGTTCTAGTACCTTATAACGTTCTCTAGCCATATACTGCTTATTACGGGCTTTTATGGACCATGTCTGTTCCAAGTCAGGTAAAGAACCTACAAATTCTCTTTGTAATGCGCCTCTTTGCTCATATAATTTGTCTAAAGTAGATTGTTTAGAAAACTCTTCTAATCCTTTAGTAAGTTTTGTTTCTTGAGCTTTTAATTTCAGAAGTTCTTTTATATCTCTATTAACATTTGTCAAGAAATCAAATCGTTTCTTTCCTCTAAATCCTGTAAAGTTTAAATCTATAACAGGATTAGCTATATAAAATACATCAAATAAATCTTCTACTAACATCTTACCTTGTTTAGTCAAAGGTTTTCCTACTGCATTTCTAGCTGTAGTTAATGTTTCTAACTGTTCTTTTATAGATTCTTTAGTAAAGTATATTTGATCTCCGTAGCTTCTAACGTTTTGTTTTTTATACCACTGTTTATTATTATCAAATGATTGATAAATTTTATTACGTTGTTCAAATGTAGTTTCTATTACGTCTACAATAAACTTATCAACAGCACTAGGGTTCATTTCTAATACCTCTACAGCATACTCTTTAAACGCTTGTGCTTTTTTCAAAGCATTAGACAAGTCTACAATACCATTAATTTTATTCCATAAAAAAGGAGGATAATCTTTAATAGTATTCATTTCTTTTCCATCAATACCTTCCATAAACCATTTGTCAAACTCTCTTAAGTTTGCTTTTTTAAATAAAGGATGATCCTTCATAACCTTAGACAAATCTTTTAATACAGGAATAATAGCATCTTTGTCAATTGCATTGTAAGGATTAATTTCTAATTTTAATCCATTAATATTTTCACCAACCATTCTCAAATAACCAGTAGTACCTTCAGTCATATCTAAATATTTTTGAGATACTACGTTAGGTTCTAATGGAGCTTCGTCTTTACGTACTTTACTAAATACAAGTTTATACATATCACGCAATACAATACGATCTTCTGCTTCTAATAAATTGTCTTTATATTTTCCTCTTAGCTTAGCTGTAGCAGTAGAAGGTAAGTCAACATCAACTAATTTATTAGCATCTATAAATGTACTTTGTAAAACATTTTGATCTATAATTAATTGTTTCCAAATTTTAGGTAATTCATTTGTTTGCATCTCGGTAACCTTACCGCTTCCGTCTTCTATCATTAATTGTTTTCTTAAATCAAATTCTTGTTTAGCTATTTGAAATTGATTAGTAATATATCCTACACTGTCTTTACCAATTGCACTAAACAATCCATTACCAAGCTTAGCATCTATGTCAATCATATTAGCTAACTGCTGCTTTCTTGTTTCTTTTTGTGGAAACTTAGCATTAGCTAACTCTTTAGCAATTTTAGCATCGCTTAAAGAAATCATAGTTCCATCTTCTTTTAATAATTGATTTTGTATTTCAGGTCTAGCATATACCTTAGTTATTTCTTTAGGCATACCCCAAAATACATGAGCCGAGTCAATGTCTTTGTCTGCTCCGTTCATATTAAAGTCGTTAACTTCGTTAGTTATAATAGATATACCCTTTCTACCTTTAACAAATCCTACAAAATTACCAATACGAACACCACTGTTACTAACCATTGGAGAACGTATATACATAACATTGTCTAATGTTTCTTTTAATTGTTTAGTAGTGTCACTGTTTTTATCTAAGTCATATTCTTTTTCAAACTTATCAAATACTTTACCTAATGTACTTTTCTTTTGAGTAGTAGGATCGGTAACAGGAATAATACGTGCACCTTCATGTAATAAAAATTCATTATCAGCTAAACCTTTTTTAGCAGAAGAGTATTTAAAGTTTGTAGTTCGTATAATTACATCATACAAACCTAACTTAGAACTAAAAGATTCTTCTACTACAGGTCTAGTTAATCTTTTAAAAGCATAGTCTGATATTTTTTCGTTTATAAACTCTATAACACCTGGTCTTAAAAATGCTCCTGGTTCAAAATCTGTAGAAATTAAATAGTCTTCTATTAACTGTTTGTTATATGTTTCATTACCATATTCTGCAAAGTCTTGTTCTATTCTTTTATCACGTTCAGAACTTCTGCCATCAGTAAACAACTTACGTAATATACTTCTGGCTGTAATAGACGTAGGGTTTTCATTTAATATCTGGTCTATTAATCTAATATCTATTTTATCTAAAGATACTTTATCGCCTAAAGGTTGATTAGACTTAAGCAGCTGACTTACTTCTTTGCTTACAACAGCATCTCCTCTTGCAGATGCATCTATAATTTCTTGCCATTTATTCCAAAAAATCTTTCCATCTGTGCTAGTAGGATCCATGTCAATAGTATTCAAATTAGAGGTAACCTGTCTTAACAATTTTAATTTTTCTAATTTATTAAAATTCTCATAGACATCTAAATTTATGTAATTATCTTCTAGTTTAGATTTCCATGTAACGTCTGTTTTACCTGGTACGTCTGGTCTTTTTGCTCCACTAATTTCTTTTACTGCAGTATCATAATGTAAGTAATCTATTTTTTTACCTGCTTCTGTTCTATCTAACAAAGCTTCCCACTTAGGGTCCATTCTAAATGTAGCAGTTTTAATAATAGTTGTACCACGTTTATTCCCGTTAGTAAACTCACCAGGTCTGTGTATATGTATAGTTTTTATAACACCAGTTTCAGGATCTAATCCATACGCTTTTGCTAATCTGTCAAATTTTTCACCTCGTAACATACTAGCACCATCAGTACCTGAGTTAAATGCTTCCATTTCAGGCCCCATATTTTTAATACTACCAGGCAAATCTTTTATCAAAGCGTGTGTATATTCATCTTTAATGTATTGATTATCTATAGGTACTTCAATACCAGACATATGCTTAGTATACTTTTGCATTTTTGTAACATCAGTATAAGGTTCTGTTTTAAAATAAGTAGGCAATGTATCTATAATGTCTTGTGCTGTGTATTTAGCATCTATTAAATTCATTTCTTTCATACGCCAAATAACAAATCCAACATTAGATTTATATTTTTTAGCATCAGTGCCGCCTAATTCTTTTCTAATAGTTCTATCTATTTTTTTTAATTCTTTGTCAGATATATAATTAGTTTCATTCTTTCTACTGCTCCAAGGGAATTGTCTTACTTGCAATCTACCAGTGTCACTAACTGCTGCGTGTATATACAGCCCTTCTTTCTCTTCTAAATTATTTCTTAATTGGTCTAATTGTTTTTTAGACATATTTCTTACAGCACTGATAGGATCTTTAGTATCTTTAGAAAATGCAAATATATCTATAGACAAAGGTGACACATTTTTAATTTTAGCACCTGGTTTATATTTACCTTCTACTGCATCATAATATCGTTGTGATACTACAGTAGTTAAATAGTCTATATCCAAATGTAATTGTTTATCATCTTTAGCATATATTTTATTTAAACGACTACCTTGGTCTGATTTAGTACCCGACTTTTTACCGCCTATAGGTTTGTTGTATATGTCTACTTCTGGTGCTTCTTCCTCAAATACGGGCTCTTCTGTTTTACGTCTTTTTAATCTGCCCTTACCCTCTTCTGGTACTAAATATATTCTAGATATTTTAAACTTATCTAAATGTTTATATTTATGTATAGCTTGAACCAAATCCATTTTCTGTTCTTCGCTAACTTTAATTTTAAATTTACCTTCTACTTCTTTAATAAAATTATCAGGAGTAAAGTTTGTATCAATAGCTAACTTCTTAAACATTTGATGCAACTCTTGTGGATCTAAATCTTTAGAAGTTTTGTCACCAACTTTTTTAATATCTACAAATATGTTTTTTAGTGTACGTTGTTTTGGTAAATATTCACTAGCAATAGATGTATCTTGTTCTATGTGTTTAACTTCTTTGTCCATTTCCATAGAACTAAATTCAAATTCTTTTTCTTCTACTCTACGTTCTACTTCATCTATATTAAAAGTATCTTCGTGTTTTCTTTCTGCTTTTTCAGCTGCTTCATATAATTTTTCTAATATAGTTTCTCTGGTTTTATTATCTGTTCTAGCTCTTGTTTCCATTTCAGGTGTAATGAAACCCTGTTCTTTTAAATCTCTATACTCAGGAGCTAATGCTACAATAATATCATTGTAGTTATTAACAACATAATCCATTTGTTGACGTTGTATGTCTTTTAAATACCTGCTCCAGTATGCTTGATATTCAGGAGTTTCTGCTTGATACCACGGTTGTTCAGTAATCCATTTACGTGCTTCCTTCATTTTAAAATCTCTAGGTATCACTTTGTCAGAACTAAATATATCTCTAGTAGCTCTATTTTCAAATGCAGCTCTACTATTTACACTAAAGAACACAGCCATTAATGTTTCATATATTTGGTCTTCTAAAGGCATATCGTGCAGTTTAGCAGTAGTAGTACCATACGCTGCACCTGCTGTACCTTTCATGAGAAAGTTTATAGTTTCAAATTGATCTCTACGATTAGGTTGTTCTTTTAATGCTTTAGCAAATCCTCTAACTACTTTCTCTCCAGCAGTTCTAATTCCAACATTTTTACTAGCTAACATTCTACCTATGTTTGCATATTCACCTATACCTCCAAATATACCCCCTGCAATAGCACCTTGTACTGCTGCTTGTCCCATACCTGCTAAGCCTTGTTCTCTAGCAGAAGCACCTAACAATAATCCTAAGTGTACAGATTGATTAACAATGTTGTCACGTGTAGCAGCATCCATGAATCTATTTTTAAATACACCTTTGTGTATAAATTCTGCTGCTTTAATATTATTGTCTTTTAAAAAACTTGTACTTTGTTTTTGTACAAAGTTAGCAACTATACCAGGTACAGACTGCATACCGTATAATTTTTCACCTGTTTTAATATCTACGCCAATAGGTTGTGGACTACGTAATGCTTTACCTCCAGGTAGTTTGGTAGTAACATCGTGCATAGCTCTTGCTACTTTATTGTTAGAGTATTGTAAAGATTCTCCTACGCTTTCTAAACGATCAGCTACTGCTTCAAATTGCTTAACGCCTCTAGCTTTAGCTTGTCTACGCATTCCTCTAGCTACTAATGCTGTTGCAGCACCACCTCCAGATAATGCTTGTACTACAACACCTGGTGCTAGTCCTACAAGATGAGATAATGAGTTTGCTATTTTTTCGGTAGACGTATCAGGTTCATCTGCAAAACCAAAGGTTGTAAAACCTTCTAATAGTCCAGATGTAATCTGTGCAAGAACTCCGTCAGTTTGACCTTGTCTTCCATCAGTAAGGGGTAAGCCTGCATCAACTAGTTTTGATTCCATATAACGCAAACTACGTGCGTCAAATTGCTTAGGTATACGGTCATAAAACTTTTTTAGACCTAATGCATACTGCATTTCATCTAATTGACCTGCATTGAAAGCAGACTCAAGTATCTGTATTCTTCTATCTAATCCCATATTATAACTGGTCGTAGTATGCTTGTAGTATTTCTCTTCTTTCTTTTAATCCAGTTATTAAACCTTCTTCTCCCCCTACTTTCGTAGATGAACTGATTAAACGATCTCCAAGCTTAATTCCTTTTAACAAATCTTGTTTAAGTTCTTTTTTATAAGTCTTGCTAGCATTGTCTAATCCAATTCCAGCTAACATTTCAGAACGTTTTAAAAGATTTGCAGATAAGTCATTGTAAGTATTAGTACCTTGCGTAAGATATTGTTTGTGTGCTTTTTTACCTCTAAATAAAGTACTAGGTTGATCTGGCATATTAAAATCATCCATACGTAAATTCAAAGCTCCTATAGCAGATTCTGCTTGAAAACTTTGATATTCATGTACAGCTTTATGATTAGCTGGATTGTCTAAATTTAAATTGCCGTATAAACCAGATTGTCCATTTACAGCAGTCATTATAGAATTTTTAGTTCCATCGCTTACATTGTTAAACATTGCATCTGTTGTAAGTCTTTGACCTAAATTTATATTAAACTGTTGATCTGCTAAATTTGAGTTAAAATCAAACGCTCTTTGTTGATATTTTTGATTTTGAATATCTTGTTTCATTTGCATACCAGTACCGCTCATAGTAATAAATCCGTTAGTACCACTAGCTATAAAATTGTCAAAACCTTTTCCTTTTTGCCAATTAAAATTATCTTCTGCCTGTGCTTGTCCTAATTTATTTTGCGCTAACATATATACTTCAGCTCTTGTTTTCATTTCAAAAGCGCCAGTACCATTACCATTTTTATACCATTTTATTTTTTCGCCTAACCACTTTTGTTGTTCTTCTGCATTTTGTCTTTGATATTTTGGTAATTCTGTAGTCATAAAAATTTGCATATCTTGTGATATTACTTTTTGTTCTCGCATTTGTGCTATTTTATTAGTGTGATTATTATTAGACAAATCAATATCATAAGAATGCCCTTTTTCCATTTGTTTTAAAGCATATCCATGCAAAGTTAAATCTCTACTTAATGTAAAATTATTTTCTTTTTCTTGAAAACCAAACTTAAACTCTTGTCGATCGTCTTGCATCATTTTCTCAAAAGCTTGAGAAGATTCTTGACTCTCTTTATTAGCACCAATTTGTATCAATTGCATATCTTTTTGAGTATCTGTAGTAAGTTCTAAACGTTCGAACATTGCTTGATTATTTTTATTAGCTAAATCTAAATTACCTGCAATGCTTGTAGCTAAATTTTCTTTATCAGCTTGTATGTTTTTATCGGTAATTGTTTGATCAGAAGCAATCTTCATTCCAGCAATATCTTCTGCAGATCCAGTAGTAATTCCTAATTCCTCTATTTTTTGCTCTCCTGTTGTATCTAATCTTTCCATAGCATAGTCTTGTTCTAGTGCCATTAGTTCTTTTCTTTTTTGCGTTTCTAATGCAAGTTTTGTTTCATAATCTGGTTCCCTAATAGATTTAAGTAATCCAGTAGCACTTTGTGATGCCATGTTTAATGCTTGCAAAAATTCAGTTTCATAACTAGCCATTATACGTTCCCTCCATATTGGTCTTTAACTGCTTGATTAAAATCTGTAGACAATACAGCACCACCTTGTGCAGCTTGCGATGCAGCGTTGTAGTAAGTTTTTTGTATTGCGTCTAACTCCATACCTTTTTGTTCTTGTATTTGTCGATTAGAAGCTTGATATGCTAAGTCTAATCCTGTGAATGCTTTTGTAGGGTCCATAACATTTGTACCTAATCCTGCAAAACCTGTTTGTCCCATTTTATTTTCTAATGCATTGTATTGATTTATTCTAGAATCTGTAGCTAAATCAAATTTATCCCCTTGAGTTTCAAGTCGTTGTATTTCATTTTCTTGTACTGCTGGTAATAAACCAATAGCATTGCTTTGTAAATCTCCAAACACACTTTTTAAAACACCACGTCTTCTTCTACCCTCTTCTCTTGCTTTGCTCGCAGCTGAGGTAGTGGCTGCTGCTCCAATTAATCCTGCTACTATTGCAAACGACATACGTTACTCCTTTATCTTTACTACTAAATTAGGTGATACAGCTTTCAACCAATTGTATTCATTGAAATGTGGAGCATATTCTAAATTAGCTTCACGTTTTCCTTGCGTTACTTCATCGTCTATATTCTTAGCCATAGGCGGTTGCTGCCTATTTGGACTGACTATATTTTTTTTAGCCATTATGTATCTCCTTTAATTTATTAATTGCTTTTACAAAATCTTCTACACGAACTGGTGTTTGTTTATACCAACGTGAATATCTATCTGCTTTTTTATCTGCATACATTATTTCATCTATAGCACGATCATACTCCTGATGACATAAACATTTCCAAGCAGTAGGAAACTTTCTAGTCCAGCTAGTACCTAATTGGTAATTTACTGAAACTAACGCTATTTTCACAGATTCATTATCTGTAGATAGTATGCTTGCTTGCTTATCTGCTGCTTCCATAGCAGTAGTAATATCTTCCATATACCATTCTTTAATTTTATAATCATCTACTTCAGTGCCTACAGGATAATCTTCACGTTCTGCTGCAGTTAATAAATGACCAATACCGCAAGTAGGTTTATCTAACGTATCTAAATATACTTCGTTCTTATATCCTTCACGAAGTTTCATATGATCGTATACTTTTTTTTCAAATTCATTCATATTATTTTCCTTACATTGAAATTGATTCACCAATAAATCTACTATTTTCTTCAGCTTCATCATATTCTTCTTGAGTTATAGGTTTAGTCAAAGCACTTAATAAGTTTGGATTATTTTGATAATCAAAAAAAGGTGTCATTTGAGGTTTAGGAAAAAACCTAGATGCGTGTTGAGGTGTAGTTGTTTGCATATAAGACATATTACCATCTGCATCTTTTTCACCAGTAGGCTCGTAGTTAGTTACGGAATTTAAATAAAAAGCTTTAACCGTAGCTTTGTCTGCTGCTCTACTAGAAGTCCTTTCTCCTGGTTTCATAATTGTAGTTCCATCTGTATCAGAAATTCTTCCTACAGGACCAGTTCCTACCATAGCTTGTTTAGCTGGTTCTTTAACTGTTTGTTTATAAAAATCTCTAAAACTATCAAATCTTTCTTGTACTTGTACGCCATCAAACATTTTAACGTTACTAGTATAATCTTTTCTTGCTTGTCTTCTAACTTTCATATTGTCTATCATGGGTTGCATAGTTTTTGCTAATTCGTTACCCATAGTATATCCAGACATAGCTGCAGTTCCATAATACATTGTTTTACCTAATAAACTATCTCTGTATTCTGAATCAGCTTCTGCTTTATCTACAGATACTTCAGCTCCTGCTTGTGCCTGATAAACGCTTAACTTTGAATTAATATTCATAATTTCTCCTTATGGCTGTAATTGTGACCATCTTATACCAGCTATTGTGGAATCTACACTTGTTCCACTGCTAGTTGTTTCTCTAAAATTAAATGTTGCAACCCCATCTCTATATTGATCTGTTGCTGCTTTATAGCTTAATTGACTTCTAAATTGAACATATACAGTCCCACTACTTGGTGTTATAGTAGAAGATTGATCTGAAGCATATATACTTGCAGTAGTCCAAGTACCTCCACTTGTAATTTTATCATTAGCACTGCTTGCTACTCTATATTGAGGAACATGATAACTATTGCTAGCAGGTACTCCTTGTATAAATATACTTCCAACACCATTTGTTACTGTAACTGTAACTACGTCAGAATAATAATATCCTACAGTATTAGAAGAACTATGTTGTACGCTAGAAGGACTAACATTTACAGTAGGGCTTGGAGTACCAGAAGTAGTTAAATTTGCATTACTTACTTCTACTTCTGCACTATCTGTTAATCCTTGTGCTACTACTTTAAAATCATAACGTTGTGATTGTTGCAAATTGGATACTGTAATATCTGTATTTACAGCAGTGTTTGCAGCATAACCTTTAGCAAAAGGCGTAACAGGAGTTCCTGAATCCCACGATCCTCCGTGTAGTCTTTGATATAATACAAAATTACTTGTTACTTGTGTGTTTGCTGTAATGCGTAAAGGTATAGTAGTTGTACCTACGCTTCCATTTAAACCAATAGATGTTACAGCGTTAGGAAACGCTCCTCTATAAAATGTAGTAGTTCCACCTGTATTTGTTTTATATATACTTGGCTCACTACCAAACAAACCTAACCCTTCTCTAGTGTATTTTGTTCCTGTGCTTACAGCACTATTTAGTGCAGTGTTCGTAAATATTGCTTTATTTAAACCAAACGCAGTTTGTGCAAAATCTCCATATATATTAAATTGATTAATAGATTCTGTATACGGAACATTCCCTGCGGTAATATCTAAACTAGAACCTGTAGCTGAAGCAGAAGCACATTCTACTAATTTACCATCAGACCAATATGCAGTAATAGTATCTCCATCTGACACTCCACTGTAAGTACCAGTGCCATCTTCTGTGTATGTTATTGTTTGACTGTAAGAAGTACTAACAAAAACTGTACCTGTTTGTTCTTCTACTGCTTCTGGTCCTACTGTATTGCTTCCATAAGAAGCTTCTAATGTATATAAAAAAGTATCAGGTGTTTGTTGTCCTGAATTTGTTACTCCGTGTGTAGAGGTATCTGTGTGTGTCAATGGAGTGTTTGCAGAAAAACTAACTACGCTTGTACTATCTGCAACCCAGTTAGATCCATTCCAAATAACAGTATCTCCATAAAAACTAGTTCCACCTGCTTTTTTTCTTCTTCTAAGTTTTTGATCTGTAATACCAGTAGCATTAGACCATGTCCAATCTAATTTAATTTCTGGACCACTAGATTCTTGTGTATAATCTGCTGTAAACGATGTAATAGTTGGAACGTCTGTACCTGTTGGAGTTTCACTAGTAGTTGCAGTAGTTTCTGTTGGATTTTTTTCAAATACATTACGTTGCCAACCTTTTTCTGTTTTAACATAAGTATAAATTTTTAATCCTTGTCTAACAAATCTAGTATCACCTACATTCCCCTGATTGTTCTTAGGTGGAATAGAACTTAATTTGTTAAAAGTAGAAAAAGTGCTAAAGCCTACATTGTTTAAAATTGTGCTAGTTGTTCTTCTGCTCATGTTGTTACCATCTCTCTATAAACTAATTGTATATCATTTAATTCAAAATCAGATTGCACATCTCCGTCAGCTACTACTGTTAATAAAACAGAATATCCATATACTTTTTCACTAGCAGCTGTTTTTAATTTTGCATTATTTACTACAATCTTCTTGTAAGACATATCATCGCTTGTTGGCAATAGGTTACTACTTGCATTACTGTGAGGATCTACGACATCTTTGTTGTTAGAACCAGATGTATGCGCTCTTACTTGCACCTTAATATTGTCTCCATTTCTAGCAGCAACATATACTGCAGTTAAATTTTTAGGAGTGTTAGGTTTTTTAAATGTAAATTCTTTTGTTTCCATCAACACTGTATTTGCTTTATATTTTTTAGCAGCACTAGATTCAGACCATTTCTTTAATGCGTAATTATTACTTGCTATTACTAACAATTCCCCGTTATTATCCTGAACTACATTGGTACTATTATCAGTAGTAAAAGGTTCATAACTTTGTCCATTTATACCAGATTGTGTTTCTTTTACAAATGACATTGATTTTAAATCAAATAAAATAATTTGACTTTTACCTTCTGCGTTTGTTGCTTTTTTAAATATAATTAATTGTTCTTTGTTTGGTATATAGGAAAGCTTTAAATCTGCATTGTATATATTAGACCAAACAACCTTATTTTGTCCTGTTTGTTTAGATTGTATTAAGTTAATAAGTTGCCTACCATCGTACATAAACAATCCAAATTTATTTAACCATGATACAAAACCTTCTCCCTTAACTAAATGCGAATGCTTTAAACAACCTCTTTGTTCATAAGTTCCTTCTAAAAATTCTATATCTCTACTTACGTTAATAATGTATAATGTATTTTGTTTATATTGCAGTAATCTACCGCCTAAGTTTTCTAATACAGTAATATCTTCTCCGTCATTTACCTCTACATCTATAAAACTTTCAGCATCAAAAAAATCAAAATCATTTACATTAGACTTCATAAGTCTATCATTAGCAGTTTGTCTTATATTATTATCATCATAATATTGTACATTGCCTATATAAAGCTTTCTATTGACCACTGTAGACGTTTTACCGCCTGTGTTAGGTCTACCTATGGCTGAGTGTTTTTCGGACAGTAATGGCTCTTCTATGCTTAAATCGCTCATTGCTTGTCCTACGAAATAAGAAGCATTAGCATATCCAGTAGATGGAAATACATAATGATTCTTGGCACTAGATCCAATTCCTGCAATTCCAAATTTAGTAAATCCAGATTCACCATTTAGTCTTACACCTTTTTCATAATTTACTTCAGCTAATAAATAACGCTGTCCTATATCACCTGTAACTTCATTGTTAGTTACTGCATAACTATCTATTAAAGCCCAATACACTTTAAATCCAGTTACTCTATCTTTAGGCGAAGGTCTGCCAACAAAACCTAAATGTAATTGTCTTACTTTGTTTTCTGTTAATGTAGGTTGGTAAATATCTCCTAGATAAGTAGGTCCAGATTCTTGTTTGTTATCATAAATTAATGTACCCCACAATCCATACTTTTTACCAGAAGTACTTTTATAAACTACAATAGTACTTTCTTCATCTTGCGATGCAGATGTTGGCGATCCATTAAAGTATGCTAAACAAGACATTCCCCCAAAATTTGTACTAGATACGCTATTGTGACTATTTAATATGTTTCCTAGTAAGGTAGATGTAAAGTTTACTCTACTATACGCTCCACTATAATAACCTAAACTTAAGGTAGCATCGTCCAACATAAATAATTCTGAATTATTACTAGCAGACGGTGAACCTGTTTTACCTTTTTCTATCATTGTATTATCATAAATACCAGCACTACCAATAGTAATAGGTGATAAAAATATATCATTTGCAGATACTTGATCTTTAATTACTTGTAATGTAGTTGCACTTGCAAGATTTCTATCGTATTTAATTCTTTGTATTATCTTAGGAAGACTAAAAGTATTAGCAGTAGTTGATGGAGTATGTGTTCCATATACTCTTATATCGCCATCTAATGCAAACATATCTACTTCACCAGCAAAACTACTATCACCAATTGTAACCGTACCTCCGTGTACAGTGTTTCTAGCAGTGTTAGTACCTAGTTCTATAAATTTAACACCTTTGTTATTTACATCGTGGTATGCTAAATATTCTGTAGCTACCTCAGAAGTATCGTGAATTTTTACATCAGAATTAAAATGCAACAATCCAGAACCATCTTTTATTGTATTACTTGTAGGTAAACTATTAACAGTTCTATCAGCAAGTTCGCCTAATGGTACTAGTTTTCCAAAATATTCATTATCTAGTCCGTCTAATACAGCAAACTCGTTAGGTAATAAATCCCTACGAGCAGCAGAATCGTTTAGACCTCCACTAAAGTTATTTAAATTTAATATTTTTTTTGCCATGTTGTAATACATCCTGCATAGTTTTCATCTTAACTTTTTTCTTTTTACTCTTCATATTGTATGTTCTTCTAGAAGAGTTGGTAGACGATCCTTGCATAGGACCGCCTGTTGAATTACTTGTTTCCATCAATAACCTCTCCCCAAACACTTGTCTTACCGTCTATTATTTCTACGGTTTCAACTTTAAATTCTCCATTGTCAAACCAATCAACAATAGCAAAAGCATGGCCCCAATTGTGCAGCCTACCCTTTAACCATTTGTTACTTTCGTGTGACATATCTTTTAAACATCCCATAGACCAAGCACCAATATTGCTATTAAGCTTTGTCATTGTATGTCGTTGTATGTCGTGTACGTGTCCATACATTACATTTTCTCCATACGTTTCTAAATGTTTTTTCGCATGATACGTTGTTGCAAATGCACCATGAAAGAATACCAACTTACCTACTTGGATCGGCAAGTTGTATTCTGTGTACTTATATCCTCTTTCTTTGATTTTACAAGCTTTAAAAAAGCTGTAATCATCAAGATAAGGATACTTGTTAGCAAAATTATCCAACCAGAGATCGTGGTTACCTTGTAATAAATACTTTTCTTTACATCCAACTTTTTTAAGTATTTCATCCCACTCGTCTAATCCTTGATTTACTAACCTTATATCTTCATCTACAATAGGTAGTTGAAACTCTAAAGGCGGTAGCTTTTTGTCTTTATATCTCCAAGCTGATACAGACTCCCACTCTCCAACATCCCCTAAATTAACAAACACTTTAGGTTTTATTTTTAGTATTGCTTTTTTAACACACTCAACTGCAGCTCTATCCTCTAATGGATAATGCTGGTCTGGTATTACGATACCACGTTTTTTAAGTTTCAATGAAACCTCCTATTTTTTAGCTAATGCTTTTTTTACTTCACTCCAAAGCTTGTCATCTAATTTATTAGAAGACTTAGCTACTAGCCAATCTCCTAAATGCATTATAACAGCTTTAATGAGCTTTTCTGTACCTAAGCTAGTAAGTACCTTACCTAATATTGGTCCCATTATTTTTCCTTACAGTTTTCATCGCAAGCTTCAAGACCTTTTATATATCCTTGATGCTCTACAATCATTTGTTTTACTTCTGCTAATCTACCGTTAGCCTCTTGTATTTCCTGAACAAGTTGATTATGCTGCTCTACTAATGTTTCCATTTTTATAGTAGCTTCAGTTTTTAAATCTACTGTAGCTTCAGCTTTTAAATCTACTGTTTGTTCTTTTTTACTCATTACGTGCTCTCCTTATTGGTTATAGTAATTATTTTTTCTTGATCTTTTTAATTTTGCCATTATGAGTTCTAGCAAATTTATGCGTTTTAGTTTCTCTTATTAAAGTTCCCTTATAACGCTTACCTCCCCACATCCAACTAACAGTTTTAGCCATTATTTTTTCTTTCCTTTTTTCTTAGACTTTTTCTTTTTCTTTTTAGGCGGTCTGCCTACTTTGCTTCCGTATGTACCTTTACCGTATGGCATATCTACTCCTTTACCATTTTACTTTATTAGCCCAATATGCTGCAGACATTTTGCCTTTAGCTATATTCTTAGCGTGTCTCGCTTTAAAACTTTTGCGTCTAGCTTTAGATTTAGCATCTTTCTTTTTACCTGCTGTGCTAACGCCTTGTTGTCCAAATCTTATAGTTTTGATCTTGCTGCCTTCTTTCGCAACAACAATATGTGACTTTGTTTTATGACCAGGTGTTCTTTTAGGTTTATTATATCCAGAAACACCAGCTCTTTTTAGTCTAGAATCTTTTTTTACAGCCATTATCCTTGTCCTCTACTACGTTTTTTGTAATAATTTTTACTATTTTTATTACCAAATTTAGTATTATTACTCATACCTTGCCTTGTTTTTTTCTTTCCGTTAGATCTTTTAGCATCTGTATTGAATAATTTTCTTTTCATTTAATTTCTTTTTTAATTTTTTCAAACACTTCTTTTTCGTCAAACCTCATGCTAATACCAGGTTCGTAACGCATAACCTCTACGCCTTCTTTAAATATAATAATTGTAGGTACTATTTTAATATTCCATTCTTTTTGAATAACAGCACCTATTGTTTTATTATTTAAGTCTATTTCACCAACATAACAAAGTTCAGCTAACTTTTCTACCTTTACTCTATTTTGGTAATTCCAGCCTGCATTGACTTGTACTACTGCACATTTATGTATATTTAATGCTTGTACTTCTGCAAAGCTATTTAAATTAACTGACTGTGAGTGCAAGGGCGACTGCCATAGCAACAACCCAAGCAACCATGCCATACCATAGTAATAATTCATCTCTATACCTCATTAATCTTTATTCATATTAAGAAGAGTTTCATTAATCATTTTAGTATCTTCTTTAACAGAATCTACTTTCTCTTCAAGTTTTTCTACTTTTTCTTCAGTATTCATAATAGAATCACGAATCATTTGGTCTTTTAAATCGTATTCCATACGTGATACTTCTGGTTCTGGTAGTTCTTTTGCAAGTTCTATTTCTGCTTGCAGAGAATACCACATACCAATTATCATAGCTACAGTAACTAAAATGCTTACAGCTGTTTCTATAGATAATGTAAATTTACTATCTTTACTTACTTCCACTTCATCCCCCTATTTCTGAGTGTACTAATACGCCACCTGCGTAAAAGTTGTTATTCTTTGTCAATATTGTATAAGTTTCTGTTTCATCTGGACTTAATAAGTATATATCTACTTTTCTTACTTTGTCCATAAATCTTATTTCGTCACCTTTCTTTATTTCTTGAGCATTTAATCCATACAATTCTTTTGCTTTAACAGGATCTAAACAAACCATAGTTCCATCTGATTTGTATATAGGGTGGTCTTTAGTAATAGACAGGCCCCTATTTAAGGTAGATGTGCTACCATGTGTATATGTTATATCTTCCATATCTTCAAAATAATATGTAATCAAATCGCTGTGTGTAGGTTTTTCTATTTTCAATATTTCAACTTCTTCTATTGAATCAGTTTCAAAATTATAAGACATAACCATATCACCAACTTCTAATTCATCAATGTGCTTATAGTAGTCTTTGCAATTAACTGGTACTGCTTCATGCACACAAAACCCACCAAAATTTGTAACACTTGTTTGTAAGGTCATTGTAGTGTTAGAAGTATTGTTATTTGTAAATGTTATATCCCTCATAACACTTTCTGTAATACTAGAATGCGGTAAAAAACAAAATCTGGCATGACATGTTACACTGCCACTAAAAGTTATACTTCCGTGTTGATTGCCGTTAAGTGTTTTCATTTTACTATCAAATACAGTATTGCTACTATTTGTACCAGGATCGCTTGTACCTAATGCTACCCTAGGACTACCTTTAGCAACACCAGATGTTACAGAGTTTGTAACGCTCATAGCACCACTAGCATCAGTTAAAGCATTAGTAGTAGCAGCGTGATTAGCAATATTGCCACCTGGACTTAATCCTATAAACCTAATTGTAGTATCACTCCAAGTACCAAATGAAGCATTTGCCGCTGCTGCGTTATGGTTATAACTATAAAATTCAGTCATAGCATGAGGAGCAGAACCATCTGGTCTATCACTACTTGCGTTTACAGTATTAATAGTTGCTACAGTTCCATCAGATAGATCTTCTAATGAAGTATTGGCGGTAGTAGAAGTTCTACCAAACTCAGTATTTATATCGCTGATACTTATTTGTCCAGATGCTTGTAAAGTCATTATTTACCAACTTTTCTCATTGCAATATTATGAGATTGGCCAAAAGTTTTACCTTCTCTCATTGAGTTTGCCATACTTCTTAAATGTGCTTTAGTGTGATGAACTTTATGTCTGCTCATAGTTTTCTTTTGCCTTGCAGTCAAACCTTTCATATTTATACCTTTTAAATTTTTAGCCATTTTTTAACTCCATTACTTCTGTTTTAAGTTCTTTGATTGCTTCAATTAATAATGGTACAATCTTGTCATACTTCACAGCTTTGTATCCATTATCTCTTGTTTGAACTACTTCTGGTAATACCTCTTCAATCTCTTGTGCTATAACACCAACATCGTGTCCTTGATATGTTTCTTGTTTATCGTTCCAATCAAATTCATAGCCAGATAGTTTAGAAACTTTATCTAAAGAATTTTCAATAGGTTTTAAGTTATCTTTTAATCTTTTATCTGATGAAGCAAAAGCTATAACATCTCCACCAGCTTGTAAGTCTGCGTGAGTTTTTACTAAAGCATTTTCACTTGCATCAATAATAATAGCATCTTTATTAGTACCACCGTCATTTACTCTTATACGAATATCTCTATTACTAATAGTAGAGTGTATAAAATTAATATTAGATGTATGAACTATTTGTAAATCATCAGAATCTCCAAGTTTAATTCTATCGTCATCTCCCATATCAAGATGAGCATTTAAATTAATATCACTACTAAATGTTTTAGTACCACTAAATGTTTGAGAGCCAGATAAGTGTGCAGTATCTGAGTCTAAGTATGCACTTGCAATAACATTCCCATTCCAAGTACCAGTAGTTATAGCTCCACTTGAATTAACTAAAAATCTTGTAGCTCCACTACTATAATCTCTAAATTTAAAATTAGAAGCAGTTAATACTATTGTACTGCCCTCAGTACCAATTTGCTCGTGTCCACTACTACCATATAATTTTATTTTATCGTAAGCGTGAGCTGCTGCAAACACAACAGAGCCAGAAGTGTGTGCTACTGCTAAGTCAGTTCCGTCAAAAGTAAGATTTCCCTCTCCATTAAGACTAAAAGCATCATTAGATGTCATAACTCTATTATTAGAGCCATTAGCCATAATAGGTATTTGATTTCCTTTATATGTAAATACATTATTTCTACACTCTAACAATTCAGTCCAAGAAATAGTGCTACCAGCAGTACCACCACTAACACTTGTATAAACTACTAATCCGTCATACAAATCACATCTTGTAGCTATATCATTAAATGCGTAAGTATGTGTATTTGATGTTGTAGTAAATTGTATATTGTATCCAAATTGTCCATAATTACCACCAGAATATCCAATAGACATACTTCTTGGATTACCGTGATAACCTCTACCATTATCCCACCTTACTGTTTTGTCTGTGCCAGTCCAAGTTGTGCCGTCTAAATTATCTGCATCTAAACCACTACCAGAGCCGTCTACTGTTTTAATAGCAGTTAGTATTTGTGCTGCTGTTTGGTCTGCAGTAGCTCCACTTTCTATTCCGTCTAATTTACTTCCGTCAGAAGCAACATCTCTACCGTCTACTGTTCCAGTTACTGCTATATTACCACTTACATTAGTATTGTATCCAAGAGTAATAGTTTCAACTGCATTATTACTTGAATTGGTTGAAATTTGTAATGGATAAGTTCCAGTATTGTTTAATCTAATACTATAATTACCACCGTCTGCAATCATCCACCAATTAGGAGTATTTGTTACACCAGACTCTTGCAATCTATATCTTGGAGCTGCACCAGTTAATTGCATATTTGTATCAAGTCTTGCGTTATTTAAAGTACCAGAAGTAATCTTAGTTGCTGCTAAATTAGCGATCCTTGCTGCTGCTACTGTACCAGAAGATATATTGCTACCATTTAATCCAGATGAAGAAGTTAAAAATGCAGATGCGTGATTTCCGTCTAATAAATCTGCATCTAACCCACTATCAGCTCCGTCATTGCCACTATGCCACATCTCAAACCAACTACCAAAACTACCATTAGTTACTCTTCTTATAAAAAATAATTGATTGTCATTATCTCCACCAGACATCTGTAATCCGTAGT